GCTGTTCTTATTGTTGTAAATTCAGTATTAAAGTCAGAGCCAGATATTACTTTCGCAGCATCACTATCTGAGAGAGCATCTTTTCCTGACCAATTGACTGCTAAAGTATAATCACTCATCGTATTTTCCCTTGTAAATGTAAAATTGATAAATCTTGTATTGACGCATTATAACCATTACTTACTATAGACATATTTAATTTTAAAGTTTTAGCACTACCTGCTAAAGGTGTTGAATATTCTTGTAGTCCGTATATAGGAGAATATTTAGAAGCACCATAAAGAGAAGCAGCATTGCCATATAAAGCGGTAGTTCCTGTTGTAGCGGGTCTTAAAGAAATTTGAGTTGTGTCAGAAGAAACGACACCAAAATCTTTATACCATCTTAAACCTAACGTAGCGCCACTACCCCCTTCTAAAACAAGTATCATTCGTTTAAGAAGAGAAGCTATAGTTCCTTGACTTAAAGGTATCCATATACTAGACACGTCAGCAGTAATACCACTATTAGTATAACTGGCTGCTCCACCAACCCACGCCAAATCTGTATCAAAATATCCTTCATATCCTGCTATTCCACCGTCCTTTTGTCCTGTAAGATACCCATAAGTTTCTGTATAACACATACTTGCAGGCTCTCTATCGTTGTCAAAAGTCCAAGTAGTTATTCTAGGCTCGCCATTAGGCGTAAAATGTTTAAAGTCAAACACATAATTAATATTCTTGTCTGTAAATGACAATATGTATATACCTTCATTTTCTACATAAACGCTTTTAACTTTTGTTAAATCACTAACACCAATGTTTCTTATTAGTGTATCTTTAATATTTTTACTTATGTCAGTTAAAGGTACTTTATCTTTTTCTGATGTACGAGCTAACGACCTAAGACCTGTGTTAGACAAAAACACTAAGTCATCACCTATAGCTTGAACGCTATCTCTAGCAATACATCCTATTCCTCTAATTACTTCATTAAGTTTAATACTTCCAATAACGTCAGGACTTTCATATATAGCTATGTTGTTCTTACCAAATACTGCAAGTTGTCCGTAGAACGGAGCAACAGCTATAATGTCATCCTTGTCCCAAACTTTCTTTAGGTCTATAGAGCCACCACCACTAGATAAAGTGTAATCATCAGAATCTAATAAAGCAGAATAATGCAATACATCTTTTTCTTCTTCAACACCACCAACCCACATACGACCATAAGCTCCTGAGCCACAGCTAGGTTTAAACTCTCCTGATGTTACACTAGGAGGTCTAGTAGCATTATCAAAAGCCGCCCATCGTGAGCCAGAACTTTGTGAGCCATCGTATCTTTGAGGTACAATTCCTGTGTGTATACAAGTAAGTCTTTCGTTAAAGTTTATAAACTGCCAGTCTCCTGTTGTATTTGCTACTGTGTGTTTTACGTCTGCACCACTACTAGGAAAGGCAGCATTAGGTGCAGTAAAGTCAATAGTGTAGATGCTAGTACCGTGACTAGCAAAGATTTTATTAGTACCTTGGTCATTGTGTTCTACAATAGAGTTAATAGATGCACCACTAGGCACAACTTTTTGTTTTAAACCTTTACGAAATGATATTCTTCCCGACTCTCTTAATACTATATTGTCTGCTGACGTAAGGTATGAAGGGTCTAGTGAATTAGGATTGCTTTGAGTATTTAATCCATTAACACCAAAATTAGGTAAAGGTTGTGCTACTAATTGTTTTGCCATTATTGAATATACCAGTCTTGTTCATATTTATTATGCCCGCCATCTATTATAATAGCTTGTCTTAATGACGCTGCTGCTTCTTCGGCAGCTAATGATGATTGAGTTCCACCATCTTCTCCTCGTTCTGCTAGAGCACGAGCCCAAGCTCCGAGTATTACTGGTTGAGCAGGTATTTTAAGTGTTGTTGCTGCAAGTGTTAAGTTGTCTTGATATTTAACTATATCAAAAGAAATAGTTTCTACTGCTGTAGGCACAGGTGATAAATCTACTTTTAAATTACCAGAAGTATCTACACCATTAAAACAATAATAAGCAGGTTGACCGCTATTGTCTGTAGGATATTTTTGAGTATTCATATAATGTTTTGTTACTGGTGTCAAAGTATCTCCGTTGCTTTGATTAATAACATCTAAAACTTGAAATTCTTGACCAGAACTTAAATTATAATTTTTAGTTCCTGCTACTGTAGATACATCAACTGTTTCTCTTAAAGCCATCCAATCGTGAAAAGACTCTACATTTCGTTTAGAGTCATTAACTAAAGAACTAATAACTTTTTGATAAGTAGATATAGTAATACTGTCATTAACAGCTCCAGACCAATCTGAAGTAATTGTATCTTCTCTTAGTCTTATTAATACTTGATTTATTAATTCTCTATATGTCATTATTTCCCCTTGGCTAATTGTGCACCAAAATAAAATTCTATAATCATTGTAGCCCAACCAAAGATTTCATCCATCTTAAGCACAGAGCCAGCTTGTATTTCTATATACTCTACTATGTCTGGTGTAAACTGTATACCAAAAAAACTAAATCCTTCTATAGTATTAGGTATTACTGTTGGCACATTAAAGAACACTGGAGCTACTTGTGTAAATATAATTAAAGCCAGTATGACAAATATAATTACACGTCTGTTAAGTGCAGCCATAGGACTTTCTTTGTCTGCTCTGTCTCTAGCTTGATTAATAGAATCATTGCGTGCTTGCAAGTTCTGTATCATTAGTTTCTGGTTTTCTGCTGCTGCTTGGCTCTTGAGTGCAAACAACTTAGCCACAAAGCCCAGTGCTATTGGTGCTACGTTTGTTAAAAATGCTATCATATTGCTAACCTCAATGTTTCTATAATTCCTACTTGTCCTATTATGTACCAAGCAAACGCACCAAAGACACCCCATTTTATTTGGAGCAGTGAAGTGTTAATTTTCTGTATGCATAAATTAGTGTCATCAATCTTACTAAACAACTTTGCTATTTGACCTGCGTGTTTGTCTAGTTGCAATTGCATTCTTCTAAGCTCATCGTCCATTTACTCCCCCACATTTTTCATAGCTACTCTATGAGCTTCTGTAAAACTTAAACCTTTGTTCATAAGTCTTTTCATTTCTTGCATATGTTTTTTACTGTGATGTTTTTTATGTTTGTCTAAAGTAGCTAATTGTCTTTTAGTAAGTGCCATTACTTTCTCTTTTTGCCATTACCTTTAGTTTTTTTATAAGGTGTTTTACCGTATCCCATAATATCTCCTTAGTTTGCTAGTGGGTTGTCTAAAGCTCTTTGCAGTCTAGCATTAAGCCTTTCTTCTAGTTCTTTTATTTTTCTATCTGTGTCTGAATACAAAGCATCTCGTCTTGCATCAAACCTTTCTTCGGCTGTGTCAATAGTTGCATCAATCTCATCTTGAGAAGAATTAACTTTATCTTCAAGCCTTTCCATAAGTGTTTCTTGTCTAGCTAAATCATCCTTTAAATCATTTTTAATTGTTCTTGTATACTCTCTAGATAACTCAACTGACTCGCTTACACTTATTAAAGTTTCTTCTATTACTGCTAAATCTTGTTCTATACCTGTAAGGTCTGGTGCAGTATAAGAAGCTATTTTGGCTTCCATATCTAAGTATCTTTGATATACTTCAAAACCACCCCACAGAACTCCAAGGATTGTCCCTAAGAGAGGTATTATCAGTAGAGCCTTACTACCCCCTACCTTAACTCCTGCGTACTCTATTTCTGCCATTGTAGGTCCATTAGTTTATTGTGTAGTATTTCGTTAGCCAAACCGTTTCTTAATCCTCTTTGATTGTCTGGTATATCCTTGTCTAAATATATACCTTTGTCTTTATAGAATACACCATCAATAAGTAGTTGTGTGTTGTAGCTGTTGAATCCAGCATTAAAGTTTAAGAGTGCAAGTATTAGGCTTTGTAGTTTCTGTTGTTCTTCTAATGATGCAGCTTCTCCCATTTCTACTGCAAGATTCTTTAGCTTGTTACCTATAATCTCACGCATCTTTTCTTTCTTACTAGCTTCTTTCTTTTTCTGTACTAGCTTGGGCTCTTCTACAACTTCTACTACCGCTTCTTGTTCTAGCTCTTCTTCTGTTTGTTCTTCTTGTACGGTGTCTTCTTCTGGCTCTAGCTCATCAAGTTCCTCTTCTATTGGCTCTTCTAAAGGTTCTTCTTCTGGCTCTGGCTCTAGGAATTCTTCTAGCTCTGCTTCTAATTCCTCTATTAATTCTTCTTGTGCCATCTCTTCAAACAAGTCTTCCATCTCTGGCACTGCTTCTTCTATTGTAGTAGCAATTAAAGTGTAGTCATCTAACGGTTCTATTTCTATTACTTGAAAAACCTCTGGCTCTTCCAAGACGAATATTGATTCAATACTTTCCTCATTATCTTCCCAAACCTCAGGTACATCTTCCTCAACATATTCATCTATGTAAGCATCGTCCCATCCATCACAACCGTAATCATACAAAGGGTCCAATGCACATTGTTGATTATACACATTATCAGCATAGACTTGTGGGTAGTATAAACAACTGATATGACTGTCCGGTATTACACTGCATACACTTTCTCCGTTTGCTATCTCTACTGGGTCATCTTCTTGACTGTTCCAAAAGATTGCTCCACTTGTCGGATGATTATAGAACCATTGTTCGTACTCACCTTGACTTAAATCTCCTACCACTGCTACTGTAACTGCGTGGTTATTTATTTGTACCTGCTCATAGTTTACTTCTATGTTACCCATTGGGTATATTGTCAGGTCAAATGTATTACTTGTGTTCCTGTTGTAATACTCTGATAAGTTTTCCCACATATACTTCTGGAAAGTCTCATCACCTTGTGTATAAAATTTACCTATACCTGTGTCTATT